TCAAACGATGTAAGCACAGCACAGGAATTAGACCGAAACATCGTAGAGGGTGCATCGATAGGATAAAATACAAAAACCAAACTAAATACGTTATATTAATATGCGAATCGTAGAACTAATCTTAGATGACCAAGAGATAACAGGGATAGAAGCGATATCTGTCGTAGAGAACCCTGCCATTGAAGAGGATTTTATTGCACTTAAAAACGAAGAGATAAAACTTGCAGAAGTATCAGGCGAGAAGCGTATCCTACTCGGCGCATTACTTATCCCAAACAAACCGATATACAGACGTAAGGGCGATGATGAGTATTATATATACTTCTCAAAAGATACAGTAGAGAAAGCATCACAATTATACTTACAGAATGGCAATCAAAACAAAGCCACTTTAGAACATCAACACAGCATTAACGGATTAACACTTGTAGAGAGTTGGATAGTAGAGGACGAGAAATACGACAAAAGCAGAAAGTACGGACTAAATGTACCTGTGGGAACTTGGATGGGGGCTGTAAAAGTCAACAACGACGAGATTTGGGAAACTTATGTGAAAGAAAAAAGGGTTAAGGGCTTTTCGATTGAGGGGTATTTTGCTGATAAGATGGAACGCCCTAAAGAACCTATTAATGACTTTGATGAGGACGAAGCTCAGGATATGCTTAAACACATCCGTAGAATCGTTAAGCAAGATGGTAGATACAAAGATGGCAAAAAAGAGGAGTTAGAATCCTACTCTGATTATCCAAGTGGTGTAAAGAATAACGCAAAGCGTGGTATTGAACTTAACGAGAAAGTAAACAATAAGTGCGCAACTGACGTGGGGAAAATTCGTGCAGCCACCCTCGCAGCAGGACGTCCTGTCTCGAAAGAAACGATAAAGCGCATGTACTCATATCTAAGCAGAGCAGAAGAGTACTACGATGAAAGCGATTCAAAGGCGTGTGGTACTATCTCATATCTTCTATGGGGTGGTAAAGCAGGTAAGCGATGGGCTGAAAGCAAGTTAAAAGAATTAGGCGAATTAGATGGCTAAACGTATAGATTACATAAAAGTATTAAAACCAAAGGTACGCAGAAAGGGTGTACACGCTAAAACCAAAATGAGTAGCATTAAAGGTTCAAAGCTATATAAGAAAAAATACAGAGGTCAAGGAAAATGATTAAGCGACTGAAACGATTTATCACACCATCGAGAACAAGCCCTAAGAGTTCAAGACGTGCCTGTTTATGCAAGGATAATACGTACTCTATTAAGTGCTGTGATGGCTCATTAAGAGCGCAAGGAATTGGGAAGGTATAGCCCAAAATACAAATTAAATTTTAAACACGTTATATAGTTATGAAGGCGACAGAAATTCTAAGTAAAATCAAAACCTATCTTGGGGAAGATACTGCTGATATTGTAGAAAATATCGAGCAATCCCAAGTAGTAGAGTTAGCACAAGCAAAACTCGAAAATGGAACTGTCCTTGAAGCAGAAGCGTTTGAATCAGGCAAAGAAATCTTTATCCTTACAGACGATGAGAAAGTGGCTGTTCCTGTTGGCGAATACCAAATGGAAGATGGTCAAATCCTTGTCGTTGAGGAAGAGGGTTTGATTGCTGAAATCAAAAAAGCAGAAGCCAAAGAGGAAGAGGAAGTTGAAGCATCTGAGGAAGTATCTGAGGAATTAGAATCAGAAACAGAACTTGAGGAAGTGGAAGCTGAGTATGCTACTAAAGAAGAGTTAGCAGAAGTAAAGTCAATGCTTGAGGAAATCAAAGCAATGATTGAAAAGAAAGAGGAAATGAGCGAAGTGGAAGAGCAAGTGAAAGAGGAACTATCTGAAACACCTGCTACCGAAGCAATCACTCATAACCCTGAACCCAAACAAAAAGTAAGTCTTAAGTATGCGCAAAACAGAAAGCAAAGTACTTTCGACAAAGTAATGTCTAAAATTGTTAACAATTAAATTTATATAAAATGCCAAATCCAACTATTACAGGAAGTACTTATGCAGGGGAATTTGCAGGGAAATATCTCGGTGCAGCCCTTCTAAGTGCTGATACACTCGATAAAGGTGCTATCACTATTTTACCAAATGTAAAGTACAAAGCTGCTATGAAAGTAGGTGCTATGGCGAACCTTGTGCGTTCTGCTGATTGCGACTTTGATTCTTCTACATCAACACTAACTCTAACTGAGAAAGTGCTTACACCAACTGAATTGCAAGTTAACTTACAAATCTGTAAGAAAGAACTTCACGCTGATTGGGAAGCTGCTCAAATGGGATTCTCTGCTTTTGACGAGCTACCCCCATTGTTCTCTGACTACGTTATCGCTCGTGTAGCTTCTGAGGTTGCAAACGCAACTGAAACTTCTATATGGTCAGGTAGTGCAGGGGAAGGAAACTTTGATGGTTTTGAAACTCTACTTGCTGCTGATTCAGACGTAGTTGACGTTGTTGCAGGTACAGTTACTACTTCAAACGTTATCGCTGAGCTTCAAAAAATCGTAGATGCTATCCCAAGTGGTGTATATGGTAAAGAAGATTTAACTATCTATATCTCTCAAAACATCGCTAAGGCGTATGTAGGCGCACAAGCTGCTTTGGGTTATAGAGATTTGTATCACGTAGGACAAACTGAGATGAACTTCCAAGGTATTCCTTTGTTCGCAACAGGTGGTCTTGCTGATAACACAGCAGTAGCTGCTCAGAAGTCTAACCTATTCTTTGGTACAGGTCTATTAGATGACAGAAACGAAGTTAAAGTTATCGATATGGCTGACCTTGATGGTTCACAAAACGTGCGTGTAGTTATGCGCTATACAGCAGGTGTGCAGCATGGTATTGGTTCTGATATCGTTCTCTACGCATAATCAATAATTCTCTAACTTAAAAGGGGTGGGTAAGCCGAGTGCCTACCTACCCTTTTTTATTAAAATAAAATTAATATGGCTTGTGCAGTATCAAACGGAAGAGCGTTACCATGTAAGAGTGGTGTAGGTGGGCTAAAGAACATTTACTTTGCCCCTTATACAACTACCACAGCTGACTTAACTGACAGCTCAGGTACAATCACTTTAGATGATAGCGTATCTTTCTACAAATATGAAATCAAGGGTAACTCATCACTCGAAACAAGTATAAATTCGAGTAGAGAGAATGGAAGTACATTCTATGAGTCAACCCTTAATGTTACATTTACATTTTTAGATGTAGCTACTCAAGAGCAGATTAAGCTCTTAGCACATGGTCGACCTCAAATCGTTGTCGAAGATTACAATGGCAACGGATTTTTAGTAGGTAAAGACCATGGTTCAGAAGTTACAGGGGGTACAGTTGTTACAGGTGCAGCTATGGG